TATGGCAAACTCCCTAAATGGTGTAAATCTAGCCGCGATAGCGGCTCAGTCCCTCGACGTTCTGCTGCCCAAGCTTCCGCTTCTGCGGAGCGTGATGGCAACCGACTTTTCCTCTGACGTTGCCACGCAGGGCGAAAGCGTGACGACTCGCGTTGCCACCGCGACCACCGCGCAGGATTTCACGGCAGCGGCGGCAGACCAGGACGCGACCACCACGGCCAAGACCATCAGCTTGTCCAACTACAAAGGCACGCGCATTGCTTTTTCCGACAGCGAGTGGAGCAAAAGCAGCGTCAACCTCAACGAGGTTTTCATCAAGCCCGCCGTCAACGGCATCGCTAACGCGATCATTGACAGCGCACTGGCTCTGGTGACTAACGCCAACTATGGTGCGGCAGGCTTCACTGGCGCGGCTGGCACGTTCGACGCAGATGATTGCGCCGACCTCGCCGCCGCATTAACTTCGGGCAACGTTCCGCAAGATGGCCGCTTCTTGCTGATCAACCCGTCTTACTACGCGAACCTCGCGAAAGACGCCTCGGTGCAGCAAGCCTACGCTTACGGCAGCCCCTCGGTGATTTTGGAAAACCGCATTCCTCGCGTGCATGGCTTGTCGGTTTTTGAGTACACGGACATTCCCGCAAACTCCGAGGCACTCGTCGGTATGTGCGGCACTAACCAAGGCTTGCTGGTTGCGACCCGCTTGCCCGCCGCGCCTGCCAATTACCCCGGCGAAATCGAGACCGTGACCGATCCTGATTCTGGTTTCTCGCTCCAGTTCCGCCGCTGGTATTCTGCGGATGACCGCAAGTACCGCATGGAAGTCGGCGTCATTTACGGCGTGGCCGTGGGCGTCGCTGGCAACATCAAGCGCATCGTCTCTGAATAACCCTGCCTGACATTGGGCCGGGATGGGCAACGTAACGACACCATCCGAATGAAAATTGCAGCAACTATAGCACGGGACGGCAGCGGCAAGCTGGCCGTCCTTTTTTTAGGCGACAAGAAACAAACGCCAACGGCAGACGCGATTTTCCACGACGACGCTGCCCTCGCCGCTAACGGTTTATCTGGCGAGGTTGAGATCATGATGCTTCGTGCGCCGTTGCCGTGGCGACGCCGGGTGACGGTGGTGGGAGACGCGCCGGTGGTGACTGCTCCTAAACGTCGGGGCAGACCAAAATTAAATGAGCTTGTCCAGTGAACAAAACGCTGACCTCAGCTACATCTTTGCCGAGCTTGGGGAGACGTTTACCTTTGGCGCGGCCACCATTCCTTGTTCCGTAACCTTCCGCACGTCTGGCCGCAAAAACGACATGGGCGGCTTTCTGGACGAGTTTGACGTGACAATTTCGGCTCGCGTTTTGGATTTGCCCACGCCAGCCCCAGCGCGAGGCAGCGTTGTGGTGCATCGCTCGCGCTCCTATCGGGTCGAGCAAATCGACCTGAGCCAGATCAACACCGAAGCCAGACTTAAATGCGTGGCGACGAACCGATGACCTACGCACGCGAGGCGGCAGCACTGGCAGCGTTGAAGGCGCGAATTCGGTTTGCCAATCGCCGAGAATTGCGTCCGCTGGATTTGGCTCTGACTCGGCTGAAAATTAGCTGGGCTTCTAGTTTGTTTCCGGCCCTTCCACCGCTTGAAGTTCCCGCCCGCTCTCGCTAAGGTCAGGGCGTGACGAGTTACGAGCCCAAAGGTTTCGCCGGGTGTTTCGCTTACGAGCAAGCATCTGGCGCGGCGGTTGCCCTTGGCGCAAACTTTATTTGGCAAGAGAAGATTGACGGCGAGCGAGCCGTGCTTCGCCTGTCTCCTTCTGGTTGCACCTGGCACGGGCGAGCGATGCAGTCCAAGCCAATCAGCTTGAAATCTGAAACGTCTGCCGTGCTTGACTGTGAGAAGGTGGGCGACACTTTTCGCGCTTTTGACCTGCTAGAACTCAAAGGCGAGGACATAAGCGGGCAACCTTTAGCGGCTCGACTGGCGAAGCTTGCCACGCTGAATTTACCGCACGAAATAGCGATTGTTCCGCATTATTCCTCGCCCGACGCGATTAAAGAACCGAGCGAGGGAGTGGTCGCCAAAGACTTGCGCTCAACCTATCACCAGCCGAACGACTGGCTGCGGTTCAAGCGCGAAATCACCGAGGATGTGATAATTGCCAGCGTGGACGAGGACGCGCAGAGCGTCGCCGTGTCGCGCATGGTCAAGGGGCGCAAGATTCCCGCTGGCCGAATCTTTGGCTTTGGCGAGGTGGAAATTCGCCAAGCCGCCGCCAGCATCGGCGCATGGATTGAAATTAAGGCCATGCAGTTGACCGCTGCTGGTAAATACCGGCACGGCAGATTCGTTAGGTTTCGCTTTGACAAGGGGCAAGCTTGCTAGCTGCAAAAGCTGGCGGTTTCTTTCGTTTTTTTTGGCATAGCATATAAGCAAAGCTTATGCTAATTTGCCGGGCATGACGCCGGTAAATTCGCCCGCAGGCATTACTTTTGACACGCGAGAGTTTGATCGTGCGTTGAAAGAATATCTATTAGCCACCTCGCTGGAGCTTTCTGACGCCTTGAACAGAAAGGCTTTAAGAATCGCTCACGGAGCCTTGGCAAATACAAAGAAAGCCGAACGCTCTGCGATTGAGGATCTTGGCTTGAGAACCGCGAGCGTCAAAGAATACACGTCTGAGAAAACCAAAAAGAAGAAGGTTAAGCGCAAATTCGATTTTGCGGAGGACGAGGCGATTGAAAAATACCTCGGAGCGCGGTCAAAAGCAGGACGCAGCTCTGGCCAATCGTTTGAAAACCGCAAAGCAATCGCCAAGGCTGCTCGCAAATGGATTGCCGCCAAACTGCGTTCCATTGGATTTCTGCGGTCAGGCTGGATTGTGTCTATTAAAAAGCTTTCGTCGCTGGTGGGCGAGGCTTACCAACGACCCGCCGACGTGGTTAGTCGATCAGCTAACCTTGGCCGATGTACCCCGGCCAAGCCCGGTCTTAACCCTTTTGCGCTAATCGAAAACAACGCCACGCTCGGCGTGCGCTGGAACGATTCAAAGGCCGCTGCGCTGGGTCAAAAACTGGCAACGGAAGGATTGCGACAGGCTTTTGTGGTCGAAACTCAAGCGATGCAAAAATACATCGCTGACAAGCTGCAAGAGACGGCCAATAAGTTTACCCCGCCCAAAACCTCAACCAAATAGCCATGCCCTTCTCCTCTGTCCAAGCCAAGGTCGAGCGAGCCGCCGCCGCCGTTATCGCTTCCGCTGCCTCGTCAACCGGCCTCGCCGTGTTTACTGGCCTTGACACCGACGCCATCACGCTCCCGTGCGCGATCTGCGAGGCGACCTCGGCCAGCCCGCCGCCAGGGTTGCAATTCACTGGGATTCAACAAGTCGAGCTGGTTGTGAGCGTGCGCTCAAATAAGAGCGACAGCACACCGGCGCAGCATGAACTTCGCTGCGCCACCGTGTTTGACGCGCTCACCACCGACACTGCCGCCGCCGATTTGAGCGCGGCCATTAGCGACTTCAAAGCCTTCATGGTGGAGTTCGGCCAGTTGAGCCAATCAGTCGAGGACGACTCACACGTAAATTCCGCTTCGTTCCGCGTCACGTGCTGTCCGGCGTCAGTCTAAAATCCTAGTTGACAACGGGCCATCATTAGGCATAATGATAAGCAACTTTATCTTATCTTATGAGCGTTCAAAAAGGCACTTCTCTTACGTGGGGCATTCACGCAGACGCAGCCGTATCCGGCACGGGCGTGGTCGGCGGGATTGTCCAGAGCATTCAGCGCAGCGACGAGGCCGAGCGTGCTGATAACCGAGGCGCGGACGGCAAGGTGGTCAACGTGGTCTATTACAATTTCAAGACTACCCTAACCGTTGAAATCCTGCCTACCGCTGCTGCAACTTTGCCAGCCATCGGCACAACCGTTACCGTCGCAGGATCGCACGCTGCGTCAACAAACGACTCTTACATGGTCACGGCGGCGTCAATCAACGAGCGAGTTGATGGCGTGGTTTCTTTTTCGCTTACGCTAGAGAAGTTGGAAGGCATCGACCTCTCCTGATTGTTTTCACATGGGCGCGGACTTTTATTTGGCCGCGATACCAACCCCGGTCAGCGTCTTGGGCATTCGGCTTCGCCCTTATTCGCTCGGCCACGTTCTGTTGCTGTCGCGTTTTGACAACGCCTTTGTAATGGGCGGTCGTCCGGCATTGGAAGATGTAATCCAAGGGATTGTCATTTGCTCGCAAACTTACGCTGAAGCCCTGCGCGACATGGACAACCCCAAGCTGCCAAGTCTGGTCGGCAAGTGGCAACGCAGTTTGCAGCCCCGCTATTGGTGGGGCGGACGCAAACCGGAGCTTGGTTTTTCCCCAACGCAAGCCGCAGAACAGTTCGTTGCGTACCTTCGCGCTGGCAGTTCGTTCCCCATCTTCTCTGTGCCGCAAGACAAGAAAAGCAACGATCCCTTGCACGTTCCGCTGGTGCAGACTGTAAAGGTTTATTTGATGACCAAGCTGAATTTTTCTGAGGCCGAACTGCTTGACCGGCCTTGGGGGTTGTGCCTGTGGGATTATTTTACGAGTCACGCCATGGAGGGGAATTGCAAAATCTGTGACACCACCGACGACGAAGCCCTGCGTGCCAAACTCGTCGAGCTAGAGCATAGCCTCAACAACCGCTTAAACTAGCATGGCCTTCATGTCCATTTTAGCGCGGTTAGGCTTGGACTCGTCCGGCTTTCAAGCAGGCGTCAAAGAAGCGGAGTCAGCCGCCAAGGGGCTGGGCAAAAGCATTAGCTCAGAACTTAAAGGGCAACTAGCAAAAGCGTTTTCTGTAACGGCGGTGGTGACGGCGGGCAAGGCGGTCATGGATTACGCGGACAAAATTGGCAACATGAGTGACCGCCTGGGCCTTTCCACAGACGAGTTGCAGCGGTTTGACTATGCTGCCCGTCAGTCAGGGTCTTCGCTGGAGACATTCCAAGGCGTGTTTGAAAAGTTGTCCGTTGCCCGCGAGGAGGCGTTGGAAGGCAATGAGCAAATGGTCGAATCATTTGCCCGCCTGGGCGTTTCGATGGACGACCTAAAAAATCGACGGCTGGATGAGTTGATTAAAATCATTGGCCGCACCGTGCAAGCCGGGGACGCACAAGCCCTATTGCCTGCCTTGCATGACGTTGGCGGCAAAGGCGCGGGTGAGTTGATTCCTACTTTCCAAGCGGGCCTGGACGAAACCGGATCGCAAGCTCCGATCATATCTGCCGAAGACATCGAAGCGATGAAACAGGCAGGCGACAGCTTTTCCGCCCTCACCCAAACTTTACAAGCCGACTTTGCGCCAGCAGTTGTCATGGTAGTGGATGCGATGCAATACCTGGTTGACCTGTTCCGAACAATGGCCGCGATTAACTGGAGTTCGTTCAAGTTTTTTTCCAGATTCGCCGGGGCTTTGTCAGGCGGGGCATCTTTCAAAGAGGCTGCAAAAGAGGGCGCGACTGCTTTTGACGACGTAAACAAAACCATTGACCAATATGATGACCGCCAACGCCGTCAAGCAGCGGCAGAAGAAGCTCGCCGGTTAAAAAACGAAGAAGCAAAACAGCGTAAAGCTGAGGAGGATAACATTGCCGGTTTGCGCGAAGCCAAAAAAGCTGCCGACGCTCAGTTTAAGGAGGACGCAAGCGAAGCCAACCGGCAGGCGGCAGAAAAAGCCGCGCAAGATTTGAAAACCGCAGAGGCGGCAAGAAAGCCAGTGGCCGGAGCCGAGGAAGCCCAGAAAAAAGCCGAGGCCAAAATGCAGGCTCTACGGGATCGCGTGCAGGACAAAGAAGACCGAGCTTTGCCCGAAGCCGAACGACGCCTCAAGCTGGAGGAAAAGATTGCCAAGCTGCGGGAAAAAGCTGAAGCCGCTGCCGCCAAATTTAAGGCGGAAGAGACGCCGGCCAACGAAAAAGCTGCGTTGGAAGCTAAGGCCAATTTGCTCGACGCCGAGGCTCAACTAAAGCCGGAAAAACCGGAAAAAGAAGTCGCGGCCACTTTTAAGGTCGCCGATCCGCTAGTTAACAGCCTGGAACGCATCGGCTTTTCGTTTGGAAAAGCTATGCAACCGGCTGGGCAAAACGAGTTGAAGCAAATTGCAGTTCACACCAAAGAGACGGCGAAATTTACAGCAATGACCGCCAAAAACACCGGAGTGACTTCTGAAGCTTTCAAATGATCTCGATTGGCGACAATCAAGTGGTCGAGCTAGAGGCCGAGCGCGTGTGGAGCGTGCGCGACGGCTGGAAAACGACGCGCCGTTTTCGCGGCACAAAAGAGGCGGTCAATGCGTTTGTGCCGACGCTGTTAATTGACGGGTCAAACATTCGGATCATCCCCGACGAAGGGCCGCTGGCGGTGGTTGAGGTGTCTTATGCCAACGCGCAGGACGGAGCATCGGTTTCCGAGGAGGCGCAAATCATCACCACTTGGTCAGTG